GTTCGTGCGATTGTAGGTCAGAAAGGCCTTCTGAATAACGGTTCAGACTTCGAAGGCGGTTACATGAACTCATCAAATACCAACGTGGGTGGTTGGAAAGACTGCGCAAGACGTTCGTGGTGCAACAATGTTTATCGTAATGCTGTTACTTCAACTACTATGCGTAATCTCTTTAAACAATTTATTAATCAATCAGGTTTAGGAAATAATGCTAGAACTGGTGTTGAGGATACAACTGATTACTTTGCACTACCTGCTGAAATTGAAGTATTTGGTTCTTCAGATTATTCAATTTCAGGCGAAGGAACACAGTTTGAATATTATGAAAATTCGGATAATATAATAAAGTATTATGTAGGCAGTTCTTCATATAACTGGTGGGAACGTTCTCCTCATAGGCGCAACGATCGTAATTTCTGTATCGTTGTCTGGACTGGTTCAAATACTTATCAGGGAGCACTCACCGCTAATGGCCTTGCGCCCTTCGGCTGTATTTAAAAACTATGAAAACAGCAATCAAACAACTTCAAAAATTGCATATCAAAAAACTATCGGCACTGGATAAGTATTGTATTTTTAGCTTGTCAGTGCTGATTGTTTATACAGTTATATCTTTGGTATATCAGTTTGTTTATCACGAAGAGCTGTCCAGCACACTAACAACGTGCGTATTTGGGGCTTTTTCAGGTGAGTTATTTATGCTTTGTCAGATAAAGCGCTTAAAGCTAAAAAAGGGGGAAAATCAATGAACAAACTAGCAAGTAGAAAGTTTTGGATCTGCGTAGCTGCATTTTTAGCTTCTATATCAACAAGTATTTCTGGCCTGGTGTATGAGAATCAGACAGTAATTATCATTGGTACTGTTTGTAGTGTTTTGAGTGCTGCTATTTATGCTGCTGTAGAAGCTTATGTAGATGGTAAGGCCGTAAATAAAGAGGATTGATAATATGGCTACAGCTAGTGAGAAGAAAAATTTCATAGCTACGATAGCTCCGATTATTCAGGCAGAAGCAAAGAGAAGAGGTTATAAAACGTGTGCTGCGGTAATAGCGCAAGCTTGCTGTGAGGGAAACTTCGGACAGTCTTTGTTGGCTAAAAAGTATAACAATCACTTCGGCCTTAAATGTGGATCTTCCTGGAAAGGCCCTTCGGTCAATATGAAGACTAAGGAAGAGTACACTGTTGGAAATTTAGTGAGTATTCGTGACAACTTCCGCGTTTTCAGCAGTCTTGAAAATGGGGTAAAAGGATATTATGACTTTGTAAGCACAAAAAGATATGAACGGTTACGAAAAGTCACTACTCCTAGAGAATATGCAGAAGCTTTGAAGGCTGCCGGATATGCGACAAGTAGTACTTATGTAAATACACTAATGTCCTATATCAATTCATACGATCTTATGAAATACGATTTAGAGACGTTTTCAGAAAGCAATCCTTACAAGTTGAGTGTTTCACTAATGAAGTACGGAAGTAGGGGTGAATCGGTCAAATATTTGCAAGTAGAACTAAACAAACATGGTGCTAACTTGAAGGTTGATGGGATATATGGAAAACAGACAGAGTTAGCAGTTGTGTTGTATCAAAAGGATCATAAACTTGTCGCAGATGGCAAGGCTGGCCCAGTAACATTGTTAAGTTTAAAGAATAATCAGTAAGTAGGAGGTTATGAAAAAATGGCTGGATTGAAAACATTTAGCACGAACATTGTAAAGCCTATTACAACAAAAATTGCAAAAGCAACTAGCTATCAGTTAGATCCTGTTGTTAGGGCGCAAGATGCAGCTAGGAAAATGGGCTATCAGATGGGAACTACTGGCGGTGGACTTATTACACAGTCTAATCAGAACGCAAGCGGAGCAAATTCAAGCGGTAGTACTGGCGGCTCTTCAGGTGGTAGCGGTAGCTCAAAGAAATCTAGTTCTTCTAGTACTGCTAGTACTTCTGGTTACGGTGCTATGTTAGATGCAGCAGCACTTTATAATGCACAGATGGCACAGCAGCAAGCCGCAGCCGAAGCCGCATACAATAATTCAATGGCTAGAATTGCAGCAGCCTACGGTAATATATCAAATAACATTCAGGGCAATTACGATTCTTCTGTTGGTAGATTAAAGAGTGCAAGAGATAAATCTTTAAGAGAAGTAAACGTAGATGCAGAAGACTCACTTAGACAGGCATATATCAACAACGAACTCAATAAGAGAAACCTTAATCAGAGGTTGTCGGCTATGGGTTATAACGGTGGTGCTACTGAGTCTACAATGGCTAATCTGGCTAATGAGTATGCTAATTCTAGGACTGATATTAACAAGGTATTAAATAGAAATATAAAGGATCTTGAACAGACATACGGAGATAACTTAGCTACTGCACTTCAGGCATACAACACAGCTATGAATAACCTTGATATGCAGCGTCTTCAGATGGAAAATGCAGCAGAACAGGCTAGGGCTAATATGGTTACTTCTACACCTGGTTTTGAAAGCTTACTCACAATGGATCAGAACTATTTAACAGCCCTTCAGAACGCACTTGCTGGACAGGCTGGATTTACATTTACTAACACAGAAGCAACTAATGAATTTAACCCAGCAAGCGTACAACAGGCCGTATCTACCGCAGATGCTACTAATTATGCAAAGGCTCTCTCACAGGCTGAAATGTGGGCTAATCAGGGTGACAGCGCACAGAATATTGTAAATAAGCTTTACAGTCAGGTAGGCACTGGCGGCCTTGATTTAATGACAGTTGCACAGATTAGACAGCAGCTTGGAATTTAAATTACTTAGGGGCAACTATAAAAGGTTGTCCCTTTTTTTATTGGAGGTTTAGCAGATGGCTAAGTCAACTAAAACATTTAAAACACCTTCCGCTTATGACATTATAGCTAATACGCAGATACAGCAGACTCAGAAGGCACAACAGGCTTTTGCTCAGAAGGCACAAGATGATTACAATGCGTGGCTTCAGTCTCAGAATAACCAGCAGCCACCACAAGTAACTGAAGATTATTATAAGAGCGTATCTGATGATTATAATAATTGGCTTCAGTCACAGCAGACAGCACAGCAGCCTACAGTAAATGAGATAAAGGCTCAGTCTGCTAAAAAGTCTGAAGAGAAGAAGGCCGAAGAGCAGAAGAAGGAAGATTATAAGTACAACGGACGTTTCCTTGAAGGTAATAACTTGAAAATGTTCGGACAGAGAGAAGCTTCTCAGGAACAGATAGAAGACTATCTCACAAGCCAGGGTGTAAGGCAGCTTCCTACTTTGAATGACTATTTTAAGCAGATGGAAAGCACCAGGACTGAAGAAAAAGCTCCGGTAGATATGAACAAAGTAAAGGCTGATTTAGAGAACCAGGAAATGCAGCAGTCTTATATTGATAAAGCTAAAGAGTACTTAGATCCTAACAAGAAGCTGACAAAGGAAGAAGCTAAAGCCGCTAGATTGTTAGTTGCTGAAGGTACTATGGATCTTGAAGGCCGTAGTTATAAGAGCTTAACTGACAAGGAAAAAGAGCTTTATGATACTATGGAAGACTTGCGCTTGAAGAGTAGTGGGCTTAATTCTTTTGCTGTTGGTACTGCTGACAAGGCTATGAAGATGGGCTTTTCACTTGGTAAACTTGGTGCGATTTCTCTTCCTGGAATTGGTAACAAAGCTGTAGAAGGTCTTAACAAACTTGAAGATAAGTATGATGAAACTGCGGCTAATGCTAGACAGTTAGCTAATAATGCGGCTCCGGTTGCTAGTCCTACTTTGCCAGTAATCAATCAGCAAGTAGATATTAACCCTTATGATCTTGGCGGCATGGCTACACAGATGGGTGCTTATATGCTTACTAACCCTATGTTTGATAAGTTGGGTCAGGCTGCTAATCTTGGCAGAGCTGGTTCCTTTGCACTTAATCAGGGTGCGCAGCTTGGACAGGATCTTCTTCTTGATACTTCCCAGGTTGTAGATGATGCTTTGAAAGACGGTGATATTACTGAAGAAGAAGCAAAAGCTATTCTTGCTAATGTTGGCGGCAATGCTGCATTTAACTTAGTTCTTGGTTTAGGTGGTGAAGCTATCAAGTCTATTGATAATGCTAGGGCCGCAAATCAGCTATCTAACCAGGCATTTGCGGATAATATCTCTGAAGGCGCTGAGAAGCTAGCAAAACTTAATGAGACAGGCTATCAGTCACCAGCTAAACTTATGCCGGAAGAAATAGCCGATTTGAATCAGAATCCGATTGAAGCTAACAATAGTCAGTTTTCAGCGTTAATGAAGGACTTCAATAACGAGTTCAAAGACACTTCAGCTATGAGCAATATTTACGATCCTGAAGACTTGAACGCTGCTATGAGCAGACAGTTAAGAGAAGCCTTACAGAACAATCCTAAGACTGAGTTACCAGTCATGGAAGCACCAAAGGCCAACACTGAACTTCCTAAAATTGCTGAAACTGAGAATATAAAGCCGGAAATTGCAGAAAATACGCAAAAAGCGGCAGAAAAAGTAGCAAAACAGAGATTATCATTGCCGGAAGAGGTAGATACTCAGATAGCTTCTGACTTAATGCAGATTAGAGAAGCTTCAGAAAAAATGCGTATATCTGCTGAAGCTACTGGTAGCGAACAGGCTGTAGCTAAGTATAACAAGCTTGCTGACGCTATTGAAGATTATGAAAGAGCTTTGTACTACTCAGATGATCTAGCAGAAGTAAACAAGGCTAAGAAAGCTACAGATGCAGCTAGACAGGCTCTTGTTAGAGAAATCAAGAAAACTAACCCAGACTATAAGGCTGAGTTGACTGGTAACAAGATCGGCAATGCTGAGTGGAGACGTAACCCTAAAAAAGCTGCTGATAAAGTTGCTGATGAACTTGGTGAGTCTTTTGCTAAGTCTGACGCTGAAGTTAATACTAATCAGTGGGTAAGAGACGCGGAACCAGATAGTCAGATACCTTTGAAGGGTGTTGAGGAAACTCCTAAACCTCGTAACATTGATCCTAATAACCTGAAAGTCAACGAAGTAAATACCAGAAAAGGCCCTAGATATACTGTTGTCGAGCAGAAGGGTAATTGGAGTACTCCTGTTGATACTGGTAAGAAGTTGTACAAGACTAAGGAAGAAGCACAGGCCGCTATTGAACGTGTTAGTGCTGAGATTAGACAGCAGA